TTCCCTAATTATCTTTTTCCTTGCTTCACAATTACCATGTCTTACAAAACACTCTACCGCGACCTGAATGATACTTGATGGCCGGACATCATTCTCTAAACAAATCACCGCAAGTTCTTTGTCTATTGCTTTCTTAAAACGAACAGCGTGGGGTTTGCCATATTCACTTGTTCTTGGTTTTTTAGTTCCCTTTTTAGATGTCATTTTATTCCCCTTTATTAAGTTTACTCAAGTATAACACCTGTAAACAATTTGTCAAGCTATTTTTCTTGACAATTAACCGATTCTATGTTGATATATTTTTATGGATAATATAAAATTCTTAGTCCAGGGATCTAAGCCTCAACCTTATGAGGTAGTTTTCAAAATAGAGGGTAAAAATTTAACCGGAAGATGCTCCTGCCCCGCGGGATTATATGGTCAACACTGCAAGCATCGCCTTAATATCCTTATGGGAATAACAGAAGGAATCGTTAGTGATAATAAAAATAGTGTCAAAACAGTTCAATCTTGGCTTCGGGGAACTGATGTAGAAGCTGCCCTTAAAGATGTTTGCGAAACAAATCTTGCTTTTGAATCGGCAAAGAAAAAATTGTCCTTATCTAAAAAGAAGTTAGATAAATCTTTAATGGATTAATCCTGTCTTCCACCTTTTTGATGCCACCGGCAAGCTCCCCAAATTGCTAAAGAAAAGTAGACTAAGAATAAAACACTCTGCGCGTATACCTTAATATGGTAGTTGTACGCACACAAAAAGGCATTGGTTATGATCCATATATGGAAGCAGCTCTTCTTCTGCCTTATATTAAGGACCGTACCCGTAATACTTAAAATAGTAACCGGCCATAACAAGACTTGAAAATTATCCATTTATTTAACTATTTCACGTGAATTAATCGCCGTCTTTAGGCTGCGATATCGCACGGCATCCCTCGTTTATATGCCTTATGCGGATATAGATGCTGCCATAAGCTTTCTGTATAAACTCCTCACTTGTCGCCTTCTCTGGTAATTCCCTGGACAATATCCTGTCAATAACGACCATAAAATCTTTTACAAAATCTGCCCTTTTTATAATCTCTTTAGTACTCATGGGATCTGTCGCTTATTCTAAGAAGGCGCGATCAACAAATTTAGTTTAGGTCTTCTCGCGCCTTCTTAGGTGAGTCTTATTTATTACTCCTGTGACTTTTTATAAATGGCTACAGCGGTTTCTCTTAAAAGATTAATCTCGCTATCTTTTAAAACTGCAACCTGATCCTTAGCTTTATTTACCATATAAGCTTTAAAAGCGTCCTGTTTAGCTTTGTCCGAAGGCAATCCCTGCGTTGCAACATACCCGGCGGCCTCAATTGCTAAAGCCTTTAAGGAATTAAAAGCCGCATTCGCGCTTGCGCTTAAAAGTTCCTTTAAAAATGGCTCAGCCAAGTTCCACATCTTAAGAATTAACGCTCCAGTCCTGTTAAACAACCCTTTAAACCACGATATTAAACCCATATTTACTGCGCCCCTTTCTTTTTGTTTAAACTATCCCTGATCTCTTTTTCACAATCTTCCTTTGTTGCCGTCTTGCCCCACTGATTAAAATGGGGAAGATTTTCGTCTCCTGGCCAATCCCTTTTCCAAAAGAAGAAAAATCCTTTTCTCGATATTCCTTGCCACCAGTTCTTTAAAAAACTCACTTACGCTCCTTATTTGTTTTGTCTTCTACCCAAATGTTCTTTATCCCCTCAAAGAACCCAGTAGGTTTAGTTCCACAAGCTAACTGATCCAAAGGTGCAAGAATAATACGCGCTGCTGGATAGATTATTGTGAGTCCTATTTTTCCTAATACTTTAAAAATTATCATATTACTCCTTTAACTTGCTGTATGGCATCAGCCACCAATGCCGGGGCCTGCTTAGTAACATCGATGTCAGGAAGCTTTTCAGCCACCTTATCAACTATTTTCTCAATCACCCACCGGGTAATAAAATTTAATTTTATTGCCCCCGTTTTCTCGGCGCCACTAATGGCCACCATCGCGATCTCTTTGCGCTCTTCCCGGGTAATCAATCCGTCTGCCGCGGCCTTTTCCACGTTTTTGATTATTGGCTGAACCATAGGAGAAAGCTTTGCCCATTTGTCAACACACCAAGCAATAACGCTTTTAATTTTTAATATGGCCACTCCTATTACTGCTAGTGCTTTTCCTATCTTAATCATTTTCCCTCCTTCTTTATCCGCCATTAAAGTTATCTGCTGTTTCGTGGAATTCCTGTCTGGATACTAAACGTCCGAGGCACCTGATCCATTCTTTACCGCAGGAGCACGTATATAACAATGCCGGCAGGCCCAACTTTCTTTCTATTGTTGCGCCACAGTCCGGGCACTTGATTTCGTGATTATCAGTGTTTGAACCCATTTATTCTACTTACTCTTTAATATAACCGTTAATTCTTCCCAACGCTTGTTCTGTCTGCTTTAAACTACTGGTAATAATATTCATTTGATCTGCTAATTTCTCGTGTTCAGCTTTTTGATATCTATGCGCTTCCTCTGTCGCTCTCCTTGATTCAATGGAAGATTGATTGTGTAATTGAATAGACTGGTCTAATGACTCTAGTCTTCTTATCCAGGTTTCCCTTTCAGCATTATGTTGGGTATTTATTTTATCTACCCATGCCATTACCCAAACAAGCAAGCGCCAAAGAAAAACAAATAAGATCGCAATTATTACCCCTGCTAATCCATACTCAGTTAATTTAGCCCAAAAAGAACTCGGTTCCATCTTCTATCTCCTGGTTGTGACTCATTAATAATTTAATCCTTTGTAAACTAACACTTGGTTATGATGACATTACCAATAAACTATAACTAAACCTGCTGTGCCTAGTGTTCCACCAGAACCTGCTGCTCCAGGAGTTCCAACAACCACGGAAACATTTCCTGTTACCGCAACTACCCCTTCTGAATACCCACCACCGCCTCCAGCACCACCTTCAACCCCATTGCCACCTACACCGTAAGTTCCTTGTAAAGTAGATAAATATAATCCAAATCCATGTCCGGGAGAAGTATTTCCTGAACCCGCTGTTCCAGTAATGTTGAATGAACCCCCACTACCACTACCTCCGGCACCTGGTGCTCCGACACCACCTGCCCCTCCTATAATAGTTACCGCTGAACCCGGGAAAGAACTGTTTATTCCTGGTTGAGATGGAGGGTTCATCCCTCCTGTTGCTTTTCCTGTACCACCCGGACCAAGACACTTAACATATACCTTTGTTATCCCTGTTGGTTTAGTCCAAGTTCCGGAAGAAGTAAATACTTGCATCCCTGTATATCCACCTGCACTCAATCCCGTCAACAGACTCCCATCCAACGCAGGAATTTGTGCAGAACCATTTAATATTACTGCACCGTTAGCCTGATTAACTGCGCCGGTTGGCACCACTACCGCATTAGCCGTATTAGCCGCCGCAGTTGCTCCTGTGCCACCGTTGCCTACTGGAAGCGTGCCGGTTACCATATTAGTAAGCCCTACCTGCCCCACACTCCACGCCGAGCCATCAGTAGTAAGCATAACCCTATTAGCTGAACCGCCTGCGCTTGTGATCCCTGTGCCACCGTTGCCTATAGGTAGAGTGCCTGTTAATATCGCTGTCGCTAAATCAATTTGAATTAAACCGAACGTAGAACCGTTTGTCGTACCTATAACTCTATAAGCAGTACCACCGGCAGAAGTAATCCCAGTTCCACCGTTGGCAATACCAAGTGTGCCAGTGATCGCCGAAACACTAACCTTGTCTGCCGTAGTAATCTGCGCTAGTTTAGTATCAACGATTGCCGCAGTTGGTGATACCTTTGCGTTAGTAATAAGTAACGCAGCATCCGTGCCTAGCGCTATAGCATCATTGTTTGCCCGGATGAGTGCTGGAGTGTCTTTTAGTTTTTCATTATCCGCAGGTTTAGCTGCATTCCACGCACAGAATCCGTTGGTTGCTAATAATAAACTCAATCCAATTGCTAAAAATAGTTTTCTCATTTTATCCCTCTCCTTGTTCTGCAACAATTTTAGCTTCTGCCAAAATGCTATTTATGTTTTCTAAAGTTATCCCACTGTTTATCCCTATTGTTTTCGGTTTACTTATTGAACCATTATCATTAACTTTATACTGGAGTACTCCAGTGTTGTAAGTTCCGTCTTGGTTTGTATCTACTATTAATTTAATCGGTATTATTATCTTTGGCATTTTTTATCTCCTTATACTCCGTGGATATGGATACGGAAAGTTCCTGTTACCGCAGTTCCATCAAGTTTATAAAGTTTTATATTAACTCCTGTCGTACTTAATCCGGTTTGTTTCCAAACAAAACCATCTCCGGAAAGTATGGTTATATTGATTGCCGGATTTTCGTGGAAAGTTTTAGCAAAAGTTATGTCGCAGCCGCTGCCCGCAACAGTAACCTCTCCATCTTGAAATTCATCTATATCCGGTAAATCTGCAAAATAATTGAACTCCGAACATTCTAAATCTTGAAGGGTGCTTGCCCTGGTGAGCGTCATTCTTAATTGAAAGTATCGGCATTTGTAGTCACCGGCCTGCCACAATACCCAATCCGACCAATTAACATTATCCTCGCTTGTCTTAATCTCAAACGAAGATGCTCCTGCTATTTCTGTTCCAGAATATCTAATAGTATCCGGTATATCTAAAAAGGTTTGTTCTCCGAAATCCTGCCAAGTATCTTCACCTGCTACTGTAATTAAAGTATTAACGCCTATCTTAAAAGTAGCCACATAACCAATATCCCTAACCGGCGTAACATAAGTTCCAGATAAAAAAGTAGCATCTATTTCAAGATTATCCCCTACTTTTGAAACATTACTTTTAGTGCCACCCCACGCTGTTTGCTCAGAGTAACTTTGAATAATATTAGTAAAAGGAATGTTGTCTATGGTTACTATTGCTTCTTTTGGAGTAGCAGAGTAGTTGCCGGTAGTGTCTATGGCCTTAATCCAGAATGATTGTGCGTTGCCGGTCCTAAAATCAAGGATAATTAAATTGTTACCCTTTAGTCCGGCAGCAATAGAAAAACCCGTTAACCAACTACTGCCATATCTTATTTCGTAACCGGCTAAATCTAGATCAGTTACTTCAGACCAACCGAAATAAAGTCTATCCCTACTTTGATTTACAAGAAAAGTGGTTACATTAGCAGGCGCTGCGGATTTACCGATCAACTGAATAGTAGCAGTAGGACTGCCGGTTATGCTTCTTACTCTTCCGTTATATCCAATGGACACAACAGCAATTTTATAATTTACTCCGTCAATAAGATTGCCAATTATAGAGAAACTACTGCCAATGGTTTCGCCTAACGGTGTCCAACTATACCCGTTGTTGTCTGATATAAATAACCTCACCTTATCTAATGTTAATACGTAATTGCTTGTAACCGGGTTAGTCCACCATACATCGATAGCGTTTTCTATCGTGCCATCTCCTAACTTTACTAACCTTTCAGTTAGCGTTAAATTTTCAATATCGGGAACAGCTAAAGTAAGCGCAGAATAATTATTGTCCGGCAACACAATAATATCCGTATTATAAACATCAGCGTCATATTCAATCGCAGTAATCTCCACTTCGCTATTCTCCACGCGTTTCATTGACACAATCCGGTAAGGTGCTACAATCTTGTTTTCCTCTCCGATAGAGTAAACATCAAAATTAGCCGGCGCATTGGTAAATGCACTTGATACATTAACTGCGGTATATGTGCCTGCGCCATCATTGATATATCTTTCCTCGATAGTGTCGTCAGCAAACCTGATCATTATCTTATAGGTCTTGGCGTTTTCTAATGTAACCGGCTGATCTAATTTAACTAAAGTAGTAGTACTATCAACCTGAACCCTTCCTGAACCTATACCCCAAGCCGGCACATCGTGGGCCACATTTATAATATCTCCTGCCTGACAAGCAATAGCATCAATGCCGGCCTTAAGGGTAACTGTGCGATGTATACACTTGGCCAAATTAAGCGCATACTTACCCTCTCTTATCGCCTGGCTTATGCGCGTGCAGAATAAACGTAAAGATTTTTTACGGATAGGGTCGCCTAAGGCAATAGACGCTTCATCCATTACCGAAATAACCTCCTGCTTGTAATTTAATTCCTTGTTCGTAAACTGGACTTCAATTACATTGGGGATTTCCTTGATAGACTTCCAAGATTGAACAAAACTCTCGGATATAATATTCCCCATACCAAACATCTGGACAGGACTTTCGGCTTTGTCTATCTTTAGCTTAATTGCTCCATTAGAATAAAAAGTAAAACACCGGAATGTTGCAGATAATTGCGTCAATAAATCAATCGCTTTGGTTGCACTATCTATAACTACATCTAATCTAAATCTTTTTTCATAACCACCCCTACCATCTGATACTTTCTCCTCGCAATATTTAGCCATTTCTAATAACTGCACTGCATCTATATTAGATGTGGCAATATAACCACCTAATCCATATCGAATATTAGTAAATAGGTCCCTGAAGCACCATACCGGATTAGCAGAATAAGCTATTACATAAGTAGTGCCATCCCAATATAAAGTACTATCATCAGCTAATAACTTAAATGAACTATTAAGGGGGTCCCAATAATAATCATCCCAATTAACCGCAGTCCCGCCCTCTGCGGTTAAAACCGCCGGGATACTAACCTTTACGCCCTTAACTAAACTTGTGACTGTAGGCGTACTGCCGCTTAATTGATCGGTTGCAAGGGCTTCAACTCCCAATAAAGCTACATTAGGATAGATAAGTGGTTCGTCTTGAGCGATTTCATCCACACCTTTAAGGTAAAGGTCGCCTTGCTTCATTGGATCTAAGCTACTATCGTCAGAGGTCCGTGTTACCCGGATATCATATTGTCCTGCGGTAAGTCCAGATTGACGGAATACCCTGCGTAAATCTGTCCTTGATTTACCGTCTATAGTTGTTAAACCGAAGTTAGTATAACTTGCGTCTGCGTGTAGTTTATATTCAACTTGATAAGTTACTGCCCAACTTTCTAATGCACCACTGCTGCTATTACTTTTGAATAATCCACCTATACAGGTAAGTTTTAATTCAAATGCGGTAATGTCTGTATTTACTGTTGTATATACATAAGCATTATTTTTGGTAAGATTAGCGTTAAGTGGCTTTAGATCGTGACTATCATTAAAGCTTGCTATTTGTGCTTGACTATTTGTGCCATATCGTTTAGTTAAAACTATGTCATCAAAATTTGCTGATGGATTTTCATTTATTTCAATAGTGTCTATGCTTTCAATCTCACCTTCACTTAAAGAAATAAGTAAATTAAGGTATTCTTTGTCGCCATCTGTCCGGATATATTGGTTAATTATATTGCCACCTACTCTATGTATTCCATAAACTATCGGTATTGGAGTGCCCACATCTTGGGTATTGGCTATTCCGTTCCACCCATAAGTAGGCGAACCTTCATCTAAACCATCACCATTGGTTCCGAAATTTGGTGTTTTAGGTCTTACGCAAGCGGAATATATTGAGTAAGCTAAGGATAAAATTGCAAGCGCCCAACCAACCGCAACTGATATACCTGCTAAGGTTGCGGCAGTAGCAGCAGAAAAACCTAACCAAACAAAAAACGCAGCGGGTATTTTTACATCCGAAGAAACTATTACCTCATCGCCATCTTTAAGTGCAATAGTTAAGTCTTTTACTACTGCCCCGGTAACTACAACCCTACTTTCGTTTAATTCAAATCCGGTTTCATTAAGGTACTCTTGTAAGGATTTATTTACGACAAGGGGCAACTCTTTTACTATGCGCCCTTCGTCTTTTAGGATATTCGGAATATATTTAAACGTTATCATATTGATCTTGATAGTTTTTGAAACTGTGTTATCATTAATAATATGAAAATCTTATTTGCCATACTTATCTGCATTACTTTATGCGGTTGCTGCGCCTCTGTCCCTATTCCAATTGTTTTCAATCATCCAAAAATTAGCATTGGCATGACCAAAGAACAACTGATGAAAGAATATGGAGCTCCAAATTCTTGGAGTCGCCAAGTTATTAATGATAAAACCTACGAAGCTTGGTATTACTATAATTTTTCTGAAACTTATGATTTTGTAGATAATACTCTCACCGGATATAGCAGTAGAAGTGTATATCACTCCGCAAACAATACAGAAGACGTTAGAAATTACCCACCAAAATAAATTCATTGCATTAACCCCTTGTGTCTATAAAATCCATAAAACCTTTTTTGACAACTTGGGTGGCTTATCCTAGAAACAATTGTTCCTAATTTACAAGAATTTACAAATCTATCATTATCAAACATAACTCCGAGATGATTTATTACTCCTTTTTTATTTTTAAAGGCAACCAAATCAAACAATTGCGCTTTGGTTACTTCTTGGAAATCTTTATGAGCATTTTCTAAAAAAATATTCCTATTCTTCCAAGACCAATCGATATCGTAGTCTTCCTCTATATCGAATAATTTAATTCCTAAATCCGCATAGATAGCAATAACTATCCCATAACAGTCGAGTCCAGTTAAGTCTCTGCCTTGATGTTTATAAGGAATTCCAAGATATTTGTGTATAATAAACTGCTCTGTCATTATGTAAACAATCTATTCGTTGGTACGCTTGGAAACCCACCGAATCTTGCTATATTAATCATGGTATCCTTACAAGTTGCCTTACGTTTGTCGCAGGTAGTTTGCGCCCCACCATACCCACACTCCGTTGATTTAAACTTCCACCGACAATAATTACGGTTATAAATTCCATTGGGTAATGTCAAATCAATAATGTCATATTTGCTTGATAAGTTAAACTCAACTGTGTCTTGAGTAGCAATATAGTTATCTATGTAAAAAATAAACTTAATGTTTGCGTCAGTATCGTTTAACTGGTTAGCCCAGACTAAAGTGATCGTTACCTTCTTGCCCCTTAGATCATAGCTTTCAAGATAGGCTTGCATAACCCTATTAACATTGGCTACTGTAACCCTAAAATTATTAATCTCCCCCTGTGAATTCTCCCCGATCTCATCGTGTTTTATGGGAAATTTGGTATAGGTTACGCCATCGTAGGTTATGTCGGTATCCCATTCGGCAAGATTTAAATCTACGCTACCGTTATAATCTTCAATAGAATAAAGATAGATCGGCTGATTTGAGGGTTTGTTTTTTTCTGATTTAAATGTACTGTCTAATGTATACATTATAAAATGCTCACTAACGTAAATTCAAAATCATATAATCCACAACTTGTATGGCTGTAAGTTAAGCTATCTTCCTTAAATCTTACTGTTAAGGTTGCTGCGCTGATTGGATGGGTCCAGGTAAAAGAAGTCAGTGCTCCTTTTTTGCTAT